AATTTTTAGGAGCTCCCGAAGGAGCTCCATAATTAATTACGCAACTGTGCTTGTTGGGTCATTCAATTGAAGCCATTGTGCTCCATCTGAAAAAACGTAACAAGATACAGAAGTTCCATTTGCACCGTTTTTAACGTATGCAATAACGCCTTCATTAGCTGTTGCTAATAAAGTTCTAGTTCCACCTGTTGTAGATAATGTAGTTACATTACCAGCAGAAGCTATGAACGGAAGGTTGCCACCTTGTTGTGTGTCATTTGATCCTGATCCGCCTGCGTTTACGTTTGGTCCACCGATAAATCCGTTAAGAGATACCACTGGTCCTGTAAATGTAGTTTGTGCCATATTTTTATCCTCCTAGTTTACATTGACATAGTCTCTAGGTCGTCGACTATACTCGTCTATGCCAATTTAATTGTATAGTACGCATTTTATATATCAGATTTTAGTAGAGTGCAAGGGAGTTTGTAGTGGAGTTGAAGTTTCCAGCGATTTAGTAGCGTTTTGTTTAAGTAGCTACTGAAACTTGTGGTGCAGCATCAATTATTTTATTAAGTCGACTAGCTTCTTTAGCTTCTGCCATCTTAATATGATTAATAACTTCTTTTATCTTGTTATCAATCCTCACCATATCAAGAGTATATCTACCCTCGTCGTTATAGTGCTGCTCCCACTGTAGTTCTAGTCCCCTCTTCTTTTTGTAAAGGGATTGAACGTGTGTTTGCATCATTAACCTCCTCATAGGTTATCCAAGTTTTACGTTTATCGTAAAAATTGCTTGCTTCCCATACTATATCATTTTGTCCTAGTTTGTCAACTATAGCATTATTAAATGCTTCATCGTTGTCTTCACAAGAAATATTAAACTTTGTGTAATATCCTCGGGACTTTATTTGTATGAGATATGTCTTCATGAGTATTTCTTTCTACCATAAAAAAAGGGGGCCCGAAAGCCCCCTTTTAAAATAAAAATGAGTAATATTATTTAATATTACGCACCTTCAACACCGAAGATACCTCTAGGGTCAGAAACTCCGAAAGAGTATCTTTCTCTAGCTTTGTATCTCATGTTACCAGTATCGAAGTCACCTTCCATCTTAGTAGAGATAGGTGATCTTTCAAAATACTTCATACCATTAGGTACATCTGTAATGATGTAGAACGCATCAGTATCAGTTAAGAAATTGTTAACCACATAACCTTGTGGAATCATTCCCATAGATCTGATTGCATTGATATCATTGTCAGCAGTACCAACTCTTTGAGCAGATTTCATTAATCTCTCTGCAGTGAATTGTAATTCACTAGGAATAATCATTTTTATTCCTTTTGCAGCGATCTTAAGACCTCTCTCGTCAGTCATCGCAGCAATGTCGATTAAAGACTGTTCAAGAGATGTTTCGTTTAAGTCTGCTTGAGTAGTTAAAGTGTTTTTGTAGCTACCAGCGATAGTTGGGTGCGCAGTGTTAAATAAAGAAACACCGTCACCTGAATCGTAACCGTCAGTAGTTGGTAATCCTTGAATTAAAGGATTAACAGCTTTAACTTGTTTAGTTTGAGCCATAGATCTTGCTAGGGCTTTTGTGTATCTAGAAGACAATCTGTCATATAGGTTATCTTCAATCGCTTCTTCAGTGATTGAAAATGCTAAAGCAACAGTTTCGTGAGTGTATCTAGCAGTGAAAGTCTCTTGAGCATTGTCAAAAGTCACACCAGAACCTTCAGGTTTAACCTGTGCTTGAGCGAAACCAGATAACATCACTTCTTCTTCAAAAGCTCTGTCCGAAGTTTCCTTCGTATAGATCTGCTCATGTTGGTTTTCATATTGTTTATATTCCAGGCCGAATAGTGCATTCAATCCTGGCTCTAGTTCTTTAACTAGTTGTGATCGTGATATAGCCATAATTTATTCCTCCTATTATACGCCTGTAGCACCTTTAAGATAATGCTCGTTAATAGTAACAACCACATTAACATTGTTGCTTGAAGCATCATTGTTTTCTGGGTCTTTACTAATGCCAAGAATTCTTAATTGCGCAGTAGTTGTATCAATTGAACCTTTTGCAAGTTCTGATCTTGATACATAGTTAGCACTGTCTCCAGCTCTGTACGTAATGTCTGCATTTAAGAAAACATCAGCGGCACCAACTGTAGTGTCAGCTTGGATTTCGAACCTTTGATAAGGATCGTCAGCCACGAAAGCAACTGTGTCAGAAGCAGCAATGCTTCCAGCATAGTGGTTTGCCCACGTTGGCTTTTTAGTTGATGGATCAGTGTAGAAAACACCGTTCAATGAACCTGCTAGATTTACGTCTCCAGCAGCAGCTACATCTACTGTTCCAGCCGCAGTTACTTTAACTACGTCTTGGAAGTAAATAGCTGAAGTATCGTTATTAGCGATAGAGTATTCAGTTAAACCATTGTTATCAGCATTCTGACCCACTTTGCCTATTGGTTTTAGACCAAAAGCAGCGTCTTTGTTTGCCATATTTTTTACTCCTTAGTTTAAGTTTATTTTAATGGTTTAGAATTGTTAATAAATTAACTTTTCTTCGTACCACCAAAAGTTACACGTGTCTGCCTATCAACATTGATTGGCATACTTGGGTGCTGTTCCTTCATGAGATCGTTTTCAACTGCTTGATCTTGCTCTTTACCCTGATCTGCGTAGTATTGAGCTCTAGATTTTGCAATCTCTTCGGGTACCCTTGTCAGCACAAGGCCACCAACTCCGATCACTCCCGCGTATTTTCCATCTTCAATGACTGGATAATCTGAATCTGGGTATTGATCCGCACGAACTAACTCGTATCCTGATCTTAATCTTCCAGCGACGTTTTTAGTGTCTTGGAAACCCATAGATTCTATTCTTACCCATCTATGTCGAAACCCATTAGGGGCCGGGGGTGCATCTAAAGATGATGGTGGAGTCCAGACTTTTTGTCGAGCTTCTTTTTCTCTAGTCTGACTCGCACGAGAAGCTCTTTTTTCGTTTTCGTTACTCATATGCTTTTACTCCTTCGTGATTAGATTTAATTGTCTCGCATATTCTTCAAGTGGCACACCTAATTTATTAGCAATTGCTATTTGTGAAGATGTGAGTTTCACAATTTTGCGACCTGGTTTACTACTTCTATTAGCCGAAGCTACAACTTGAGTAGGTTTATTAGTCGTTTGTTGTTCCACTTTACCAAATTTTTGAGGGAATTCAAGTTTTATTCTTCTATCTATTTCAGAATAATACTCATCCGATTGTGGGTCATAACCTTCTTCCTCAACTAGCTTTTTATGTAAGCTAAATGCGGTATATGTCATGGCCTCGTCTTGACCAAACCATGTGTTCTTTTGAGCCCAATTTTGAGCTTTTGGATCTGGATTGATCGGTGTTTCTTGAGAAGTTTCCTTTGGTTCAGGAACTAACCTAGTCTTAGGTTTTTCCTCCTCAACAGGTCTAGCTTTTATCTCAGCTAATTTTGCTTCTTCATAACCTAATCTTGAGATTTCAGTTGAAGCAGCTATTTCAGCTTTCAAATCGCCATCCTCTCTAGCTTTAGCTAATCTACTAGCTGCAGCTTCCATAGAAGATTTAATTCTATTTTCCATTTCAGTTACATAACCTGTATCTAATTTGGAATATCTAGATTGAAGTTCTTCTTGCTTTAACTGAACTTTTTTTGCGTAATCAAGAGCAGCTTGTTCTCTTCTCTCTGCTTCACGCATTTTTCTAGTTAGTTTTGCAATTCTTCTTTTTACTCCTTCAGAGTAATCTTCTATTTCTTTTTTCTTTTCTTCTGTTTCTTTTTTCTCTGTTCCTTGGTCCTCGGTTTGTTCTGCTTGAACATTAGACTGCTCAGCAGGTTTCTCAGTTGAGTCATTGGACTCAGTATTGTTTTCAGTTTTTTCATTAGATACCTCTATTTCAGTTTCTGGTGTTTTTTCCTCTGGTAATTCAACCTCGGCTCCAGGACCAGATGTATCTATATCAACTGTTTTTTCTTCTTCTTGCATAGTATGCTCCTATGGTTAGTATTTATGAAGTATGTCTTCTGGGTTTGCGATCGTAGCAAGTACTTCATCATCATTTAAGATTCTTACCTCACCACCATCGATGTTAATCCTAGATCCGGCATAACGTGCAAAGATAACCCAATCCCCGACCTTGCACCACGGACCTTCAGGAAACTTGTCTTTGTCATAACAGTGTGGTCCTTGTGCTAACACGAGTCCACATGTTGATGCTACTTGTTGTCTCTCTAAAGTTTCTTGACCAAAATAAATTCCACCTTTAGATTTTTCTGACATCTTAAATGGTAAAACAATCATTCTCCATCCAGTGGGTTTTGGTAATTTTGTTGATTCTTTATTTTTCAAACGCTCGTACGCTTGATCTTTTTCAGAATCTAGTTCTTTATATTTTTCTTCTAACGCTAATTTAATTTTCGGTGTTTCCGTTGTCTTTTCCGAATCTGATGACGTTAGTATTGTCTTGTTCTTGTCCATTTTTTTCCTCCTTTGGATTTAGCAGGTTGGATATTTCCTGATCTATTAATTGATACGCATGTGCTTGTCCTAAAAGATATTTATATTGTTCCATATCTTTTACTCCACCAGCAACCATGGTATCGCCTATTTGCTGATAGGTATTCTTTAATTGTTTTTTGAGTTTATGTACGAAATTTTCGAATGTTAAAACATCTTTTGCCATTTAGCACTTCCATCTTCTGCGAGCCTGTCTAAGTCTTGAATTAGGATCTTTCGCAGCTTTTGGAAATTGTCTCATTTGACCAGCACTTCTAGCACAAAATGATTTACGTCTTTTAGCAGCTTTTGATCCTGGTTTGACTTTTCCAGTGACCGCTGTTTTTAGTTTTGAACCGGGATTTAATCTTCTATAGGCTTTGACACCGGCTTGAGTCATACCTGCTCCAGACTTTGTGGGTCTAAAGTTTTTCTTATTTCTAGCTGGCATTTCTCCTTTACCACCTTTGGCCAATTCAACTCTATGACCACGAGGATAAGGAACCTTCATTTCTAATTGATCAAAAATTTTAGGAGATCCTTTTTGTAAATAAGCTCTACCCATGCCTCTAGATTTTATCATTATTTTTTCTTTCCTTTTTTTGGAAAGCCTTTTTTCATATTTGCATATGCTTTTGCAGAAATAGTAGATTTAGATTTAGGTCTTGAGATACCTAATTTTTTTCTTCTATTAATGTTGGCCCAAAGGCCAGGTTTTTTCTTAGTAGCCATTAGCAAGCCCTCATTCCTTTTTTGTAGCCCATTCTTTTAGCTACAGCTGGAGCTTTCTTTTTTAGCATCCTAATTCCTTTTCCTTTTTTACCCGCAGGTATTTTCTTTTTCATCATTTTTTTTCTCCTTTAGTTTTAATGATATCTGTTGCCTTAATTCCATAAATTGCAGCCACTACTGAAGCCCATAATCCAGTTATCCACCAGGGCATTTCTTGTAATTTTAAAAAATAAAGATCAAGCTTAGCTTGAATATCTTTATCATCCGCAAAAACAGAATAACCTAAAATAAACAGAGGGCTGGACAAGATCAAAAGTACAAATTCGTCTTTCCAGTCTCCCTTCTGACTCTCAATAATCTTGCCCGTGTACTCGATTTCCCCTCGCTTCATCTTCTGCGCATGAAGAAGCTGTGCTTCAGACATCGCAACTTCCGATGCCTTCTTATTTTTGTAAATTGCTAATCCTGCTTTTAAGCCTTGTCCTAATAATCCCCAAGGAATCATAAATTAATACCAAGTTGCAGTTTTTTTCTTATCGGCTAAAACTTTTCCTTGACCTTTTACTTTATCAGTCATGACTTCACCAGCTTTTGGTGTAGGAATCTCTTTTCCGCCCATAGGAAAACCGATTTCTGTTTTAGCTGAAACCATTTTTTTAGATTTTTTCATTATTTTTTCCTCTTTTTACTCATTTTAGCTTCAGACAATGCAATTGCAATAGCCTGTTTTGGGTTTTTTACCACTTTTTTTGATTTTCCGCTATGTAATTTTCCTTTTTTAAATTCTCTCATTACTTTAGCGACTTTTTTCTGCCCTTTTTTCATTATTCTCCTCCTTGATTTTTAAGATTATGCTGTAAAACTGTTTTTTCTAGTGAAGTATCAGCTCTTAATAATGCTAATTCTTCATTTTGTTCTAATTTTTGTTGATCAGTCATTTGGTTCATCATAGCTTTCATCTTATCAAGATTAATTCTCTCTTCATCTTGTTGTTTTCTTCTAGAATTTTCTTGAGCTCTGATATCCAACTCTCTAGATTTTAACTTAGCAATTGGATCATTACCAAAATCACCATTTATTTTTTTCTCTTCTTGAATAAATTCATCCATCATCTCAGCAATTAAAATTGCTTTTCTAGATTCGATCTTCATATTTAATTGCATAATCATTTGCTGTGTCTGTGGATTCTGCATTGCTTGTGGATTTTGTTGTATCATTTGTAATTGTTGAATCTCATCTAAAAATTCCATTTCAACTTGTTCTAAAGCCATCAAAGAAATATGTTCAAATATATTTTTTTGTAATGATGCATTAATCATGGGATTATTTTTTGCAATATTAGTTGACATGAAATGTAAATGCGATGTGATATGAGCTCTGTGATCTTGTCCTTTAAAAGCTTGAAAAGGAATTCCAGATAAAGCATCAATATGTTCTAAAGATGGATCTTTAGGCATTGGTTGAGGCGGCTTCTTTAAAATCATATCTATATTTTTTACACCTAAAGCTTCATACATATTTCTGTAAGCCATATATAGATTATGAATTTGTGGATTAGATTGAGCTAATTGTAATTCAGTTTGTGCAATTGAAATTCTTTGTGTTTGAGAAAAAATATTAGGATCTGCTACTGGAACGATATCTACTTTATCATCAAAGTCAGCTTGTTTAATTAATCTTTGACCACCAACAACATCATATGGGTATTCTTGTGGTAAATATAATTTAAATACTCTTGCTAATAATTTAAATTCATTTTTAAGAGCAACATATAATCTTTTATGAATCGCAGACATAGTCCTTGATCCTCTTTCAAGCAACGCAACTGTCGTACCCACTGCGGCTTGTTGATTACCCTCTCCTACCTGCATATCAGCTATAGATGCGAAACGCTGACCGGCTTGTACTACGACACCCATAAGTTGTAATAGTGTTTGAGATGGTTCCTTAAAAGGAAGCGTCATAAATGCATCTCTAATATTTCCACCAGGTGCATCTACATCTCTAAACTCACCAGGTTGTATAGATTGTGCATCATCTCTAATTCTAATGCCACGCTGTTTAAATCCAGCAGGTAAATTTGATAGTGTTCCAGCATCTAATAAAGATCTTAGTGCTGAAGTCGCAGTTCTAGATAATCCTCCTATCATATGAATTAATCCAAAACCGTAAAAGCCTAATCCAGGTAAAAATTTAAAGTGTACAAAGTATTGTATCTTTTTTCTTAATTGGTCATTAACTTCATAGTTTCTTCTGATAGATAAAATCTGTCTTGAGTTTTCTTCAATGGTTACAATGTAAGGTAATTTAATTCCTGTTACATCACCTTCAGGATTTCTATCTTCAAAACCTTCAATATCTAAATTAACATGACATTCAAGTAAGGTAAAAATATCTTCATTGTTTTTACCTGAAGCTCTCATACCTTCTAACTCTTGTTCTTTTTTCTCAATGTCAGTTTCAGAATTATATCCTGGTGTTAATTCAATATCTCTATAGAAACCATTAACTTGTTGTTTTCTTAATTCATTACCAGAAATTTTTAATCGATGGATGATTGATTCCGCATCGTCTAATGAGGTAGCTGTATACGGAACAATCAAATCATCTGCAGGGACGAACTTGGAGACTGCTCGGCCGAGTAGTTCATCATAATAAACTTTTTTAAATGATGAACCAGAAAGAGGTAAATAAAATAACATTTGATCAAATTCAGTTTCATACTCTGGCATTTGATCCATAAGTTGATAATTCATAAATTCTTTTACACGTTCAGACTGTTGTGTCTTTTCTGGTGTAGGTGCTCCAACAACTTGTGTTCTCACAGGTCCTTGAGCCGGGAGCAATTCTTTGTAGGCCAAAGCTTGAAATTGAGTAACCGCTTCTGCTAGAACAGGATGTGTTGCACCACTTGCTCCTTGGAAAGGTTCTGTCTTTTGTTCATACTTAAATCCTAAAAGATCTAAACCTTTTGTATAAGAATTTTCCCAATCTTGTCTTGAAGATTTGTAATCTGTGTAATTGTTAAATAATTCTGAACCAAGAGGCATTAAAACTTCCTCTGGTAATAACTCAGCTAGATTGTCATAATGACCGACTGTTTGAGCCTGGTTCATGGCTCCTGGTTCAAAATTAATTTCTACACCGCCATCTTCTGTTGGTGTAATTTCTGTTTCTCCTGTATTAGGAATGTCTTCTTGAATTTCAATATTCTCTTCGATCGCCTTTTCAGGTCCTTCGATCTCAATAGTTTTTCTAACTTCGTTTGGAAGTGCTTTGTCGATTTCGGCCATTAGTTTTCTCCAATTTTACATCTTTAACAGTATTATAGTCAACATTCAAGCCTTGTGATTGAGGACCTTTTTTAGGGGGTATTGTCGTAGTTAGTTTTTTTCTTAAATTTTTGTAATAGCTCGGGTGTCTCCATACAAATGTCATTACCAGTAATAACTCCTTTTTCTTTTTGGTGAAGATGTATCTTTATAATCTTCTGGATGAATAATCAAGCCCCCCTGCCTAAATCTTAATAAGGCTTGAGTTGTAGAGTCCACTAAATCATCATGATCTCCGTATGGAAAAGAAGCACACTCTTCAATAACCTCTTGAGCAAACTCTCTATCTTTAGGTGCCCAAACCATACCTGACTCAAACATAGGCGCAACAGAATTTACTCGACTGTGTTTATCATTTCCTTTTGATGGTGAAAAATTTACAACTGGAATTCCCATTTGTCTCAATTCATAAGTTAATGGTAGACCAGATGCTTTGGCTTCAACCAATACTGTTTCAGGTTGCCAATAATCATATTGTTCTTTTGCAACACGTCTAAGTTCTGGAAATTCTAAACGTTCTTTTAAAGCATCTAATAAAATTATTTGTTGTGGATCACCTTCGTTCTCTCTAAAAATTCCCCAAGTTGTAATTGCGGAAAAGTCAGCCGTTTCTTTTTTTAGAAAAGCTGTGTCGTAAGATTGAATGACATGTTGTAATGGAGGTAAATAATCTTTATCCCAATTTTGCCACCACTCTCGTTTTAATAATGCACCTTCTTCTGCAGTAGGATTTTGCATATACTGTGCATTCCATTTTGATATACCAGCAGATGCTTTAACTTTTTCTAATTCTTCTTTCTTCCAATATTCTGGCCATACAGGTTCTCCGCTTGGTAAGATAGCTGGAAATTCTATTACTTCCCATTGATCTGCTTTTTCTTCTTTTGCTCCAGCGTTTACCAATTGAGCTGTTAAATCTTTTGTAGACCATCTAGTCATTACAACCACAATAGCTGCACCTGGTTGTAAACGCTGACGTGGACCTGATGTATACCACTCATATGCATTATCAAATGCAGTTGGAGAATTTACATCTTGTTCAGAATGTGGATCGTCAATAATTAATAAATCTGCACCTCGTCCTGTTACAGCACCTTGAACACCAACAGCAAAGTACTCGCCACCTCCGTTTGTTTCCCAACGTCCTGCAGCTTTTGAATCTTCTCTTAGTCTTGTTGTAAATAAATCTTGATATTCAGTTGAGTCAATTAATGTTTTAGCTTTTCTACCAAATCGTATTGCAAGTTCTGCTGTGTGAGTTGCTTGAATAATTTTTAAATTAGGTCTATTACCAATCATCCACGCTGGTAAAAAATAAGATGCAAATTCAGATTTAGTATGCCTTGGTGGCATATTAATAATTAATCTTTTACACTCACCCGTTAGGATTCTATTGAAAGCATCTGCAATTTTTTTATGGTGGTACCCCTCAACAAATTCTGGCCAAGTGTATTTTACAAAGGATAAAAAATCAGAACGGTACTTAGATTGAGTAGATTTTTTAACTTTAGTTAAAATATCTAATTTTAATTGTCTTCTTACTTTCGGATCAGCGATCGCATTTATTTTATCTAAACTAAGCATAATATTTAATTATGGTACCAAAAACTATTTAACAGGAATCTATGTCTAAATCAAACACTAAAGGACAATGTTTAGGATCCCTTTTTTTATTTTATACCCCTCCCCCCTAATTAAAAGTTTGACTTTTGACTTTGGTCTGGGACCTCTCTAGTTATATGGGTGGGACCCGCCCACATGCTCTTCTCTAGGTGCGACATAGTGTCGCACCTAGCATTATTAACTTGACAACTAA